CATTATGGAGGAATATATGCAGACTGGCGATTACCCAGATTCAAATACAAGTAAAAAAGAAACAATGAAATACACTGGAACATTGGTAAAAGGTATTGCAACAATGCACAAATCAAATGCAGTTCCAGTTATTTCACAACAAGAAGCTGAGGATATCAGCAAGATGAGGAGAAACTAATGCATAGGTTACTTGATTTTATAGAAGCTATAATTTTAGGATTTTTTAAACTAATTGCATGGATTTTAATTCTCGGAACAATACTAGTAATAGCAGGAGCATTATAATGGAAACATTGGGACTAATAATTATAGTAACATTGACTGGACTCTTTGCACTCGGTTCATCTGAATGTGTAGCAAATCAAAAAGGTCAATCACTATTCGATAAATCAAAAATAAAATATAAAGATGGAGACAACACATAATGGATATAAGTGAAATCATGTCAAGGCTTGACGATATAGAAGCCAAAGTGGATACTCTTATTGCAAGAAAGCAAGAAGAGGAAAAAGAATTTGAACCAGAATATACATATGAATATTATCATACATTTACCAATGAAATTGGTGGTGAAAAAAGAAGAGCTGAAGTATGTAAAAGAGGCGATGGAGTTTGGTGTGTTGAAAAATACATCAATGATGACCTAATGGAATTATTGCCTTTACCTGGTAAAGCAGAAATATATGCAGAAAATGCTGCAGAGAATTTTGTAATATTAAATTAATTACTCGACCAGGTCTCATCAACGCAACTCCTTATCACCCGCGGAGACCTGGTCACTTTACATTTAATGAAAAATGTGTTATAATATATAAATCAACAATTAAGGAGAAATATGGCAGTTAAAAAAAGAAAAAGAGGTCCAAGTCTAGATGAAAAATATCTAGGTGCAGAACCAATCTTTACCCCAGAACAGGATAATACCGATATGAGAGCTTGGACAAAAGCTGCACATTGGTATAATTATTTTTATAAATCAAAGGATTATATGCCAACAACCTTGCAGTTTGCAAAGGAACATTGTGGTTATAATAAAACAAAACTTTCAGTATTAAAAAGATTACCTGCCTGGAAATATATGGAGGTCAATAAACCTATTAAATTATTATATAGAGGTTGGCCATACAATGAGGACTCTATTGGTTTAATGAAGGAATTTATTAGTGAAAGGTATAAAGATGCTTTAAAAGAAAAGAAAATCGAAGAAGCCAAAAAGGCAAATGTGGTTATTATTACACCTGCTGAGAGAACAAGAAGAAAAGTATTGGATACCATTTACCATGATTGGGATACTGAAATAGTTGAAGGTTGGTTAGATGGAGACTTCAAACAAAAGTTCTCTGCCTTTAATAGATTTAAAATGCATGGATTAAAAGGTAATGCAATAAACATGTTTAAAGCGTTACTAGACGCCGAACATGAAAACATTAGTGCGGCCTATGATAAATCATGCGACCAATGTGTAGAAGCTTATTCACATTTCACTAAGGGTGAGAAAAGAAAAATTTTAAAACAGTTCGAAGAAGTGTACGAGGACCTTGAAAGATTAAGGTTATCCTTTAAGGCAGCAAAAACACCTCGAACAAGAAAACCAAAATCATCAGACGCTCAAGTGTCAAGGCTCAAGTATTGTACTGAGGACCTTGACTCCAAGCTTACTTCAATCAACCCAATTATGATACCGGGTAAACACAAGTTATTTGTTTATAATATAAAACAAAGAAAACTTGCTGAATATGTAACTACTGCAACAAGTGGTTTTGAAATATCAGGTACATCAATTAAAAACTTTGATAAGAAGGAAAGTAGGACGGCAACACTTAGAAAACCTGATGATATATTACCACAGATACTCAATAAAACTGAAAAGCAAATTGATAAAGTGTGGGATACTATTACAACGAAAATAACTAAACCAACAGGACGCATTAACGCTGACTGTATATTAATGAGGACTTTTTAATGTTATCAGTAGGAGATAAATTCCCAGCTTTCTCACTGCAGGGAATCAATGAAAAAAATGAATTTGTGAGAGTAAATATAGAAGAAGGTTACACACCACATAAACATGATTGGTCTGTAGTCTATTTCTATCCAAAAGACTTTACCTTTATCTGCCCAACAGAAATTGCAGGTATGGATATATTAACTGAACATGCAAATGTTGTTGGTGTATCAGGTGATAATGAATTTTGTAAATTAGCTTGGAAAAAAGAAAATGAATTAATAGGTAATATTAATCATACTCTTGCAGCTGATTGCGGATTAGGATTATCAAATACCTTAGGTATCGTTAACGAAGAGGAAGGAGTTTGTTATAGAGCAACTTTTATCTTTGATAAGGATAGAACTATTCAACATGTATCTGTAAATGCTCTTGATACTGGCAGAAATGCACAAGAGGTATTAAGAACATTAAAAGGATTACAAGCAGGTGGTTTAACTGGCTGTGCATGGGACGAAGGCGATGAGTTTGTCGGTTGAAATAGAAGGTAAAATCATGACCAAAAAGAGATTCTCTATGGCGGTCGAGAAGATAGTGGCAACTAGACCAGGCGTTTCATACATTGATGCGGCAGTTGCCATCATAGAGGACAGAGGTATGGATTATTCTAATTTAAAAAGATTATTAACACCATCGCTTAAATCTAAAATTGAAGAAGAAGCTTCTGGCTTAAATTTAATTAAAGGTACAAAGAAGAATAAATTACCTATATGATAGACCCATTTGATTCTTATAAATTATATAATGCATTAAAGTTACATTTTGAAACTGATTACGATGCATTAAAATATAATTTTAAAACTAATGTTTCTGCAAAATCATTTCTGAATCGAAGAGATAAATATTTCTTTGCCAAGATAGCAAAAACATATGAAAAGGATTTAAAAGGATACTATGTAGCTAACTTTAAAAACGATGTCTCCTATGTAGGAGAAATGGTCAATGAAGTTGGCGAAACTAATTATATCAAACATAGAAAAACACTTGAATCATTATCGCGTGTGTTTCAGAATGATATAAATAAACTAACAGAAGAACAACCAGAGTTTGATGACCTATTCAAATCCGAAGATGGTCAACACCCACTGGTAATTCAACTGTGGATGCAAGAAGAGATTAGTTTAGAGACTGTTGTTATTCTTAATTCCTTGATAGGGTTTATACCTAGAGAATCCAAAAGGATATCAGATACATTAATTTGGCCTGATATCAAAAGGAAAATCGAAAAGTATAGTCCCTTTGTAAGCTTTGATAGTACTAAGATGAAACTTATTTTACTAAAAGGGTTTACAAATACATTATAATATGTTATAATATAACTATATACTATGAATAAAGTGGATAATACAGTAATACAACGCAATACAGGAGAAATACAATGTCATTTGCAAATCTAAAGAGCACACGAGGCTCATCAATCGATAAACTCGTTAAAGCTGCAGAAGCAGTATCCACAAAACCAGAAACTACATCTTATGAAGATGATAGACTATGGAAACCTACCAGAGATAAAGCAGGAAATGGTTACGCAGTAATCAGATTCTTGCCAGCTAAGGAAGGTGAAGATTTACCTTGGGTAAGATATTGGGACCATGGATTCAAGGGACCAAACGGCTTATGGTATATCGAAAACTCCTTAACTTCTATTGGACAGCAGGACCCAGTGTCAGAGTCAAACTCTGTACTATGGAACTCTGGAAGAGATGAGGATAAGCAAGTAGCTAGGGATAGAAAAAGAAGATTACATTATGTGAGTAATGTTTTAATTGTTTCTGACCCAAGCAACCCAGAAAACGAAGGAAAGGTCAAACTGTACAAGTTTGGTAAGAAAATCTTTGACAAAATCATGGAAGCTATGCAACCTGCTTTTGAAGATGAATCACCTTGTAATCCTTATGACTTCTGGGAAGGTGCAGACTTTAAAATCAAAATCAGAAAGGTTGAAGGTTGGGTAAACTATGATAAATCAGAATTTGCCACACCAAGCTCTTTATATGAAGGCGATGAGTCAAGACTGGAAGAAGTGTATAATCAACTCCATAATTTACAGGACTTTTTAGACCCTAAAAATTATAAAACATACGATGAGTTAAAAGCCAAACTCAATAGAGTATTAGGAGTCGAGGCTGCAGATATGGTTGAAACAAGCCCATTCGAGGTTAACACACCAGTTGCTGAAGCACCAACAATGGCTGAGGCACCAACAATGGCAGAAGCAAGTACTAGTGAATCAGAAGATGATACATTAAGTTATTTTGCTAAATTGGCTAAAGAGAGCTAAAGAGCTCATTAGAGCTAGTGCTTTCGGAGGGGACTGAATGGTCCCCTTTTTTTATCTGCTGGCTGCAGCTAAATCGCTTGAGGTAGGAGATATTGGCGCGTATGTCATTGACACATTGGTCTTACTACTATTATCTACTGGATTAGTTGATGAGACTTGAGTTACTAAATTTTGTGTTGTTAAACCACTT